CTCACGGCCTTGACTTGAAACTTTAGCAAGACATCATCAAACTCTGCGACTACATCCGAAGAAGCGCTGTGTGGTACTACGAAAACTGTGTCAGAAAATAGGCTTAAGTAAGCGCAAACAATATACTCCCCATGCCTCCCCAAGCGTTCGGATTTTCGCATAGATTATCTATTTGGGTCTGCTACTACTCCTGTTCCGAATGATCCACCGGCCACTTTTGCACCACCTATTTGCTGAGCTTTTATTAAACTAGCTACTTCAGATGCCACCTTTTTATTTTCTTTTGCTATTTCATCTAATATTTTTCGTTGAGTTTCTTTATTAGTGGTGAATAGTTTTTCACTTATTAATTTAGCCCTTTGTGGTGTCACGCCTTTTAGCCTAGTCACAGCCTTAGCTGCTAAATTAAGCACCGCAGTTTTAGCACCGCCAGTAGCCACTTGACCAAATACATTAGACATCGGCCCCTCTAGTTCTGCCTTAGCTGCAAAACGCTGTTCTGTTGGAGATCCTGTAAGAGTCTTTTTAAATGTTTGATGCGCCATTTTTTCCTCGTCCATGTATTTAAGCCACTTTTTATAATCAGCTTTATTTCCGATAACCATTTCCATAATTTTTTTATTTTTAGCATTACCCATTATTACCTGTACAAAATTTCCACCCTTAGCTTTATCTGCTAAGTTAGAAAAATGGGTCATAACTCCAGACCTAAAAGCTTCCTGTTCACCGGGATTCATTTTTTCAAATTTCTTAGTAATTAAATTTAAATCAAATTTATTTATTTTTGATCCAAACTCAAAATTTTCCTCTAGTCGTTTTTTACCAGAGTATTTAGCATTCATTTTTTCGTATTGTTTATTATTGGCTTTTATTATGTCGTTAAATCCATTTTTAGTGTTGGTCACTTTCTGGCCATATTTAGTGACAATAGTTTTTCCAAAAACATCCACTTTGGTGTTAGCCTCTATAATGTCGTCCATACCCATTTTTAAAGCGTGAAAAAAATCTGTACCTAGATCTTGTTTCATAAAGTCATCAAACGAACCAAAATAAGATTTACCTTTGTCAGCTAAAATTTTATTTAAATCTACAACATCTTTTCCGTCAGCTCTTAAAATTTTTGTTGCTCTATTAGCAGCATCTTTAAATAAATCATCGTATGCCGGATTTTTGAAAAACTTTTCAAATTGACCAACACCTATTTTAACTTGGTTAGCTTCATCATATCCTTTTCTTGCCATTGCTTGAATATCTGCTGATAGGTCGTCTATATAATTTATGCCTAATTTTGTTGGATCAGTTCTTGCTGCTGCATGAGTATTACCTATAATTCTTTGTGCTTGATCTGCTTGTCTACCAATTAACTGTTCACCAACTTTTGCATTTGAGGGATTACTAATTGAATTAGATGCATAAGCCATACGCTGTGCAGCTTCGCCAGAGTCAGCAATAGTGTTAGGTAAATTTAAATCGTCACCACTTCCGGCAATTCTTCCACCAGGCGTTGAAATACCAAGATTTAGGTCGTCTGCCAACTTACTCATCTGTGCGTCTATTGTGTAAACCTCATCGCCAAAACCAGTTTTATTTTTTCTAGCTTGAGCAATTAATGCGTCTCTTCTTGCTTTTAAAATATTATATTGTGTCTGTAAGTCTGTGCCGTCTTTACTCATAGCCTCAGCAATTTTTCTATTTGCAAAAGTTTCATCTGCGTTCGTATTGCCTATGCCTTGTATTTTGTTTTTTAAACCAGAAATACCTTTGACAGCGCCACCAATTACCGGTGCTGCTACTCCGCCAACTGTTGCACCTACACCCGCACCTTTTAAACCGCTCATAGCTCGGTCATAAGCTATCTGTCCTATTCCCGCACCCGCTTCGCTTTGACCAGTACCTATTCCATAAGCACCACCATATAAAGCTCCACCTCTTGCACCCGCTTTTGCAGCCCCTAAAGCTCCAGATTGCGTTGCTCCTTGCGCTGCCCTTGCAGCTATTCTTGCAGCCGTTGACGCTCCTACCGCAACGCCACCAGTTCCACCGGTTGGTGATGTTAAAAATGCTGCGCCTAGTGTTGGCAACAATGCACCACCAAGTTCTGCGGATATTGCTTTCCCCGGATTCTGCGCTTGATAATCTCTAATTTCACTTCTTATCTGGCCGACCTTGTCGTCATAATTACCAAATAAGCCACCGCCCGTTCTAATACCCGCCTCTAGCTCATCACCAAAACCAAATAAAAGACCTTGTCCTAGACCGGCTCTTGCTAAACCTTTTGCATCACCAACTTGCGCCCTGTCAGGCATCGTGTTTTTTTGTGTTATTTTTTCGTTAACAATTTCTCGAATAATTTCTTTCTGCTGATTTGCATTAAGGTCTCTAAAACTGTCTGGTACTTCGTACTTATTTCCCTGTACCTCAATAAACATTTACTCTACCTCTTTCCATTGTAGGTCAGTTTCGTCATCTTTTAGATAATCTGGAATTTCATAACCAAGCTCTGTTCTATTATCTGCAAGTATAGACCTCTTATAATTAGCTCTAAATCTATTTAGTTCCTCAAGCTCTTTCATAGCATTAATAAATGACTGTGGATCTCTAGCAGAGGCAACTTGATCCATAGCTAACTGTGCATCCATGTCTGTTTTAGTACCTGTCTGTAAAGCTAAACTGTCGGCTCTTAATTTTTCAATAAATCTATTATATTGGTCATTTACTTCAAATTCTTTTTGCCTTGCATCAGATGTAAATGTACTTCCTGTGATGTTATCTTTAATCCAGTCGGCAGCATTATCAAGCCTACTTAAATTTAGATTACCCGCTTTCATTTGTTCAGCAAAGTAAACAGATTGATCCGCATTTCTTTCCATTTTGTTTATTAGGTCAATTTCTTTTCGCTCATCTTTTAAATATGTATTATTTGGTCTTTTGCCTTTAGCGTCAGTAATTTCATTTTTTGCTTCTTCGACTTCTATATATTGGTCTAAAAAATCTTGATCTAAAGTAAGCGTTTCTGCGCCGTCATCGTCGTAAGAAATTTTGTACATATTATCGTTAGTTCTTGTTGGACGATCTAATATGCGTTCTTGATCTTTGTTATATTTTTGAAATGCAGCCTGTGTTGCAGTTCCGTCACCCATTTCCATAGCAATAGCCATTGCACCCTCTACATCACCATTTCTGTAAAGACGGGCCATTTCATTCCTGTTAAATAATTCGGATCTTTTATCTCTTCTATCTTTTATCTCTGGCATAAAATCTTCGCCTTTAAAAGCTGAGCCGACTGCATAAGCTAAGTCGCCTAGACCTTTATTACGTGCAGACTTTCTATCTTTATCATATTTATTAATTTCAGCTTGAGACATTTTAGATCTTTCGTCTTGGCCCAAAATATTATTAAAGCCACCCATCTGTGCTAATTTATTTCCAAAACCAGAATAACCAGGAACAGATAATGATCCTAAAGGTTGTACTCCTGGTTGTACTGGCCCTTCAAAAGGTACAGACATATTATTGTTAGGTTTAAAAGGATTGCCAAAACTCATTATAAAACTCCATAATTAACTTTTAAGTATCCAGACGCATCGACTTCAATAGCCTCTGGTTTAATCGCAGCAACTTCCTGTGCAATAACACCGCTTGTCGCTTGATCGGTAATACCAAGCTCTTTAGCTTTATTATTCCAATCCCAAGAGTAAATTTTATATCCGCTAGTAAGAGTAAATTCATACTTAATATTATCTTTAAGTCTTGAGTCAGAAAATAGACTTGCAATTTGTAAGCCTGTACCAATTACATCACCAACACCTGTTTTCTTTTGCGATGTTGTATTTTGAGATCCCATAAATGGAACACCAGATACCGCACTATTGTATAAGCCTAAATTATAAGCATCAAAGCCTTGCTCTCTATCAAATTCAGATCTGTTGTAATCTAACTGCTCTTGATCAATAGCTCTGTCTAATAAGCCGTATTTAGAAGCACCCGCTGCCCCGCCAGTTTGTTGATCAAATATTGAGTTATATAAGTTAGCATTTCTATCAAGCATGGAATCACCAAACTGTGCGTTGGCCAACATTCTTTCTTGATCCATCGCAGCCTGTCTATCAAATCGACCTTGATTTCTTTCGTTGTTATACATATTAAATTGATTATCAGCATCCATGTTTCGGCCACCAACACTCATGTCATACCCGGCATTAGTAGTATCAGCCGTAAGCTGTCTATTCATATCGGTGTTAGCTAAACCAGAAGCTGTGTCAAACGCTCTTTGATTTTGCTGTCCTACAAAGTCTGCAACTTGTTCGTTATAATTTTTATTGGTTTCTGCTTCTAGTAAAGCGCCTCTAGATCCACCAAACGCACCTCGTCCAATTTGTGCGTCTTGGTCTGATTGTAATTGAGTAAGTCTTGATCTATTTAAATCTCTAATTCCTTGATCCGTCACAATTTGATTGTAAGGATTCATGTAATTTCCTATTTTACCTAAAATTTCTTGATTGCCTAATTCTCTAACATTACCTCTATTCATTAATGTAGAATTTACATTTCCCGCATTACCAATAGTTGTAGAGCCGACATTGCCCTGTCGATTAACTTGATCCATTAAACCCTTAGATGCATTATAAGCACCGGCATTGTTAGTTTGCCTATTTGCCATATTATAAGCGTTGTCTAAACCAGTATTACTTCCGGCCACACCTGTGCCAGTGTAAGCTTGAAATGGTTTTTTAGAAACTTCTGCGCCTCTTCGATACAATTCTTTGTATGCGTCTTCTTGATATTTTGGAACTTTAGTTTCTGCTGATTGAACTGTTTTACCTTTACTCATTTTTATATTTCCTTACTTATTAAATGTTCTGATTTAAAACCTAGATGTTTTAATTTTCTTAACCAACCTTTTCGACCACCGCCATACATTCTAGTTGCTCCGCATCGATTAGAAAATTCCTCTATCAAGGGCAGTAAATCTTCTAACTCTTGGTAGTCACCGCCACAGAATATCATATTACAAACAGTCTTTTGTGGGAATCTTGCTATCTCTGTTATGTAAGCAGAATTTTGTCCGGGCCATAACTGAAAGCTTCCATCTAATAATTTAGACTCAATATCTTCAATAGAATAAAGATCTTGAAATTTTACAGACGGCTCGATATATTTTTTGCAATCAACCCATGCAGACCAAATATTAGGCAACTGTTGTTGTGCTGATAGCTCCGGCATCATTAACCTCTATTTTATACTTTGTTCCATTAGGCGAAACTAGTACGATTTCCGAACTATCTACGCCATTAACTTCAATTCTTTCACCCTTAGTAAACGCTAGGCCAGTCATAGACTCAATTTGATCCACTAGATAATTCATAAAACTACTCGTATATTCCTGTGGAGGTCTTGTTAGTGTTCGTCTTGCCATAATTAACCCGCTATTTTTTCCTTAATTCCATCTTTTGCCATTTGTAGATTTTTATTTTTGTTAAGATATTTTTTCATTAAACCACCCGCTAAAGCTCCACCAAACGGCCCGGCTATGGCGCTTCCAAGTATGCCAACACCTAATTTTACAGGATTAATAGCTTCTTGAAAATCCGGCTGATCTACTGTGTTATATTTTATCGAGTCCATAAAACCCATGCCAGTGGTCGGGTTTATATTTGCAGCCATGTTCATTCTTGCTAAAACATCTCTCTCTCCTAATGGATCATCTGATCTCTCTTGAGCATTAGCGAGAGCGCCTTGTACAAGGTCACTATTTAACCCCTCGTTTTTATAACCAAAATGATTAGAGTCTGCGACTCTACCGGCTGCTGCTGCTAAGTCTGCGGGAGAGACCGAGCTATGTAATAAACCACCACGCTGTTGCAATAAAGCTAAGTCTCTTGGGTCTGGGTCGGGTTGTGGTGCATTTCTTACACCCATAAAATCAGCTAATAAACCAGAGTACGCATTGCCTTGATTGTTGTGCGTCTGAGGGTTTGTAGTGTCTGGCATTCCCATCGCATCCGGTCTGCGATTGTCAAAACCACCATTACCATTACCCGTGCCACTACTAGCACTAGAGCTACTCATTCCGTCATGCATTCCGGCCGGCATTATCGTTTTCCTTTTGTTTTGACATCAAGTCTTATATTTCCTAATTGAAAATCTTGTCCTGTGTCGCCTGTTATTTTTAATGAAACTTGTCTTGCTGTAAATCTTGCATCTGTATATCCATCACTATTAAAAGTGAAGTTGCCAAAATCTGTCTCTGGCCCTAATGGTGTAGATCTACCAGAGAAACCAAGAGTCACACCGGGTAGAGAGTTTGCCTCACTATCTGGAATAATTTGTTTACAGTGTACTAAATTATCACCTAAGCCAATTTCTATCGGGCCAGACTTAGCGAAAGGAAATGCCTCTCCAATATTTTCAGATGTAGCTAGTGAATTAGTTTCATGTTCATAAATATTACCAAGAGAGTCTCCACTTATTGGATAAGGGAAGACTCCTTGATCAATCCAAAAAGACCGGTCTAGTTGGCCCACACTCCAAACATTATCTGCATAATTCCATATTACATATTTATCGGGAGATGTACTTGTGCCACTAGGGAAAAACCACCAGATTTCGGAAAATTGTTGATTGTGTCCACCGCATGATGCTGAGTTATATTGTTGATGAATATTATCGTACACATAATCATGAACATCCGCTTTTATTTTCTGTACTCGGCCGTCATATATATAAAAAGAATTATCAGCCATCCATGCAATAAAGTTTCCGGCATTAACAACAGTTCTCATGCTTACTGTTGCGCAGTTTTCTCCGGCATCTTGAATACCATAAATAAAGGGAGCGCCTGTGTAATAAATTTTATTTATACCAACATCAGTAAAAACTAAAATATCAGAATTATATTTAATTCCACCCAAAACAGTTCCGCCAGATTGTACTTTTAAGTCACCGGCTGTGTTAGTAGGTTGAGGAGCCCAAGTTGTACTGGTTTCACGACTTGACCATCTTATTAAACGAGGATCATTTGTGTCACCAAAAGCAAAAATGTGTCTTTCATTACTTACTAAAATACCTTGTGATCTACTTACTAAAACTGTTAACTGTGCAGCCTGTGCATCTTGATTACCAGAGCCATCATCCGGTTGCCATTTATATAGTTTAGGATCTGATCCACAGACAAAAATTAAGTCTTGGCCAAAGTTATCAAAAGAAAAAGGTTTAGTTATAAAACCAAGACCAGACTGTGATCTTGCATCGCCATAATCTTCTCGGCCATAAGTGTAAGCACCATAACCAAGTGGAGAGGAAGATGCGTCACCGACAAATCCAGACGGAGTTATATCAAACCATTGATTGTCATAATTAACATAAACTTTCTGTCTAGTTCCTATCGCTAAAACTCTTTTATTATCGTTAGTGTAATAAGCAAACGCACCTATTGGAATTCCAACAACGGGAGTTTCTCTTAGCTTTGACCAACCACCAACATTTTTTAAATATCCATTTTCGAATCTTATTAAATTAGAATCAATCCATGCGTTTTTATTTGCATAGTCTGTTCCGTTTGTTTTTATACCGGCATTTGGAGTTATAGGAAGTAAAGGCATATTTAATTTCCCAAAAAATAATTAAGAACAGGTGCTTGATTAATACTTATGGAAAATAAAGCGTTAACAATAAATATAAAAATATTTAAAACGACAATTTTTAGACCAATAATAATTATTAAAAGCCACAGAATAGTTCTTTTTAATCCGTGTGCTTTATAGTAATTCTTAATTTTTGTAAGAATAGGCCATTTCCAAGCTATATAACTTCTGCTTCGTTCCATATCTTGTCATTATAATTAGGATGTATAGTGTCCATTTTTGAAAAATCTGAGAATTGTTTTGTGAATTTTTTATATTCTAGAGGAACAAATATATTAAACTTCTTTCTAACTTCTTCTATATCCTGTTCTAAAAAATCTAACGGGCTATAAAGCGCAATAGTTTTATCAACCTGTTTTGAAAGTTTGTAGCATTCTCTTAAAACTTTCCACGGCAGACGGCTTTTAGTTGCTCTGGCCATTTTCCAAGATCCAAAAAATCCAACCAAATTTGGTGTCCAAAAGTTAAAAATTCGTGCTGTCACTGTTTGAATCATAGCCTCACCCATTGGGGTCGTGTCATATCTAAATATAATGTGCCATAAATCATGTGAAAGCAGTAAATGTCTTGAGGCGTTTTCTCTAATATCGTCACTAAAAGAATTGTAGACAGCGTTTAGTTTTCCACCTTCTCTTATTTCTTCTTTCTTAAATCTTTGATTATATAAAGTTTCAATTCCAAATTTTTTAAAAGTATTATAATAGTGTGCGCCTACTGTATTTGGTTTTAATGATGCTAAATACTTGTGATCCATTAATTTCGGAATAACTACTGTTTCACAATAATTTCTTTCATTCCATTTCCGACCCCACAAAACATTTCTACCCATTTCTGTAGTTCGATTTTTCATCATCATTATTGCCCCAAAAGGGAAGTTCATCTCTCTGTATAAATTAACGACATGGTCAATTCTAGATTCTCCGATTAAATCATTATCCATTGGAGCGAGATCATTACCCTCTCCATAAGTTGTCATCAAGTGATGAATTGATTTTCCTATTTTTTTAACATTCCACATATTTTTACCTTTCCATAATTATTATTCTTAAATCTTTACTAACTTCGTTTTTAATTTCTAATAAATC